GAACGTGGCGAACGTCCTCAACGCCGCGAAGCCGGGCACGATAACGACCAAGTCAACCGAGCTCGCCCCCCTCAGCCAAGTTGGTTCACTGCTCACGATGGTCGGTGGGGGCGGCAACATAATGGACTCCATCTACGGCACCCCTCAAATTGGGAAGCCGGGGGACGCAAACTTCAAGGCCGCCACGCAGGGCATTGGTCCGCTGAAGGGCTTGATGGACAAGCTCGGTTTTGGTACCGGCTCGGGTGGTGGCAACTCTATGCCAATAACGCCCGAGTGGTTTTGGCAAGCCGTTCCGGGCGCGACAACCGCAGGGACGGGACAAATTTTAGGCACCGACGGGAAGGTCTACACAGACCCCACGTACGGGAATCAGACTATCGGAAAGGGCACGCAAGACATAGCCTCTTTCGAACACCCTGAGTATGGGGCCCCAAAGGGTTTCAGCCAAAAAGGCGAACCGTGGTATGAAGACGCCACTGGGGCGTCTGTTTATAGAAATGGTGACCCGTATTTTGTCCCCAAGACCGGGGTAGGCGCAGGTGGTGCCTCTCTATATGACAGCCCGGTGAGCGGGGGGTACGTCTACGAGGACGAGTCCCCATACGGCAGCGACTGGGGCACCGCCGCGGCGGACTCGGATGATTCGTGGTACTAACACCGGACACGCGACGCAATGACACGCACCAAGGAAAATAGATAATGTCAGACACACCAGCTGGTGCCTTAGACTCTGTAGCCACCACGGGGGCGACGGTCGCCGTCAAGCCCGCAGCGGCGAAGAGTAAGTTCCTCTCGCCCACCCTCGCGGGGACCCAGTACCTTGACACAGAAACAGGTAAGTCGATCCTCGAGAACATGCAGCGCCTGATCGACGAGAAGGAGTCCCAGAAGTCGAGCTTCCTCGAGCGGCTCAAGGACGCCGCGGCGTGGACTGGCGGGGGCATGCAGGGACCCACGGAGGGTCTCGCCATGCGCGGTAAGGCGCGCGAGGAGCAGACCACCGACATCTACAACATGCGCATGCAGCTGGCGCAGCAGCGGGCAGCCGCCGAGGTGGCCAAGCAGGACGCCGCCTACTGGAACACCCCGCAGGGGGAAGCTGGGGCACCCGGCGTGGCTGGTGCGCCCGGAGCCGCGGGGGCACCCGGTATGTCGAGGGCGCAGACACAGATAGCCGGCCTGCCGCAGCCTTTACAGGATCAGGTTACGCGCCTGTACGCAACGGGACAGAGCGAGGCCGCAAATAAAATAATTCGGGAAGAATACCTGAAGCAGCCCGACCCAATGAAGATGCTTGCTTACGCGGATAAAATAGAACGCACCCAGCCCGCAATTGCGGAGGCAATTCGTCGTGAGTACCTCAAAGAGGCGATGAAGCCACGTCTTGATGTCAACGAACAGGGCGAGCAATTTAACGTCCCCGGCATGACCGCCGCACAACTGAGCCGCAACCGGCCGGCACCCGCGCCCGTTGCTGCGCCTGCGCCTGTTGTGGCACCCGCACCCGTTGCGCTGCGGGAGCCAGATGTCGACCGCCCGACGGTTACCCTCGCGGGCCCTAGTGACAACCGAACGCCCGCGCCGCCGCCAGCGCCCGGAGCTGAAACAATTCCCTACAAGTCGCTCCCAAAAGCGGGTCAAATGGTTGTTGACTATTTAGAGAACCAAAACAAGGAAGGCATGCTGGGCAAGGTTCAGATGCCCGACGTTCCTTCAGCGGCCGCAGCACCGGCGGTGACACCAGCGCCCGTTGCGCCGGCAGCGACACCCGTAAAGCCTAAGGTCAAGACATTGGGTGAGATAGCGGCGGAGACTAAGGGGGCCGAGGAGGCCGCAACAGCAACCGCCAAGGATACCGCGCAAGCGTACGCTGGGTTCATGCAGTCCACCAACGCCTACGCAAACGCAGATCGCGCGCGATCTGCGGACCGGGTAGTGCAGCTCACTACGGAAACCCCGGAGGCTGTTGGCGTGTTGACTGACCCGGGCGTGGTGAACGCCATCGCCACGATAGTGTCTCAGGGCGCGAGCACCCCGTGGGGCAGCATATCCCTCGGTGGGTTGGAGGACGCCATCTCCAAGGTGATGGTTGACTCTAAGGGCAACCTCCTCTCCCCGCAGGTACAGAAGAACCGCAACGAGATAGCGCAGCTCTTAGCTAAGAATGAATTGGAGTTTGCCAAGATAAATATGAAGAACCAAGGCGCCATATCGGACATGGAGCGCGCGCTTTTGGGTCGCGCTTCGGGCAGTATCAAGGACAACCCCGAGCTGTTAATCAAGCGTCAGATGATGATGTCGGAGATGGCTAAGTCCGAGGCCGCCGATGGCGCACTGTTCCGTGAGCTGTACCCCAATGGTGGTGTCGCGGCGTACAAGGAGTTCCGTGACCGCAAAGAGCACCGCGATCTTGTGGATAAATTTAACGACAAAGCCGACGCAATAATTAAGATGGACATCAAGCTGCCAAAAAGTTCTGGAGCCGCCGCGGCCCCTGCGGCACCCCCCGCGAGGCCTGTATTTAAGGACGCGGCGGAAGCGGAGGCATATAAAAAATGGAAGGAGAGTCAGCGAAAATGACGACAACTCACGAGCAGCTGGTGGCCGAGGAGATGGCCAACCTCCCCAAGGATATAGTGTACGGGGACGACGAAAAATCTGCGGCGAAGATTAGCCCTGAGCAGCTAAAACGGTTTCAGGAAATTGACGCCGCGGAAAAAGCTGCCGCGAGTCAGGAACAAGAGGCGCGATTCAAAAAATTGCAGGCCGATGAGGACGCGTACTACGCCTCTCAGTCTATAAACCCGCTCTACGGTGCCGGCGTCGGTGCCGTGGCCGCGCCGCTGTTTGCCGGTGGCGCTAAGGGCGCGCAGGACGCCCAAGCCGCGCGGGCCGCCGAAGCGGAGACATTCCACACCGCCAGAGAGACCGCGCGCGCTAGGATCGAGGCGGAGACCGCGAGAGAGATCGCCGATTTAAGTACGCCCCGGCCTCACTCGATCGACACGTATCTGGACACTCAGGTTCGGAATGGGGTTATGACCCAAGCGGAACGAAACTCTCTTAAAACTATGGAACAGGTACAGCACTTCCTAAAGACCCGGGTCACCCCCGCGGCAATCGCCGGGACGAACATCTCGCCCGGCACGGACTTTTCCTTACCCCCTCCGGGCTCTCGAAGCTCACTCATGCTCCCCGCGGAGTATCACGCCCCCACGCAGGCGGTCGAGGACGCGAGAGTTACGCAGGAGAGCGCGGATAGAATACGGGCACGTGGCGCAAGGGACCTCGCGGACAGGACCGCCGAGCTTCGCGCCTCGCGCCCCCCAGCCCCAAGGGTCCCGGGGGCGGTTTTAAGGGGTGCCATCGAGGCCCTCCCCGGCAATATGGCTGTCCGCGCGGGTCTCGGCGGCGTGGCCGGCGAGCGGCTCATGGAGGCGTACAACAAACGTGAGTCTAACACCCCCGAGGCTATCGCCAGCTTCCTCGCCGGGTTGGGCCATACCGGCCTCGCCTCCCTGCGCGGGAAGCCCCGCGTCTTGTCCGGCATTGCGGCCGGTGCCGGCGAGTTCCTGAAGGACCGTTTCAACACAGCGGGTCAGGCGAAGGAGCTCAAGGGCTCCGCCACCGAGCTGAAGAATCACTTCAACGACGCGGCGGCGGAGCGTAAGGCCGCCGGCGGCAGCGTGCAGCACTTCGACAGGGGCAGCGTAGTGAAGAAGGCCGGGCAAGAGCTCATAGGCAAGGGTGTGGATACTCTCATGCCTGCGCTAAAAAATTCAGGGTTGTATTTTCCTAAGGTTCAGCCTCAACCCGCCTCAAAGGTGCTCGACCCGTACCGAAACGAATACTTTGGTAGCACCATATCGGACAGACTGATTACACGGCTCGGTAGGAGCAAGGAGAAGGGCGGGGCGCGGTTCTCTACCCTTAGCACGGTAGACCCAGCCTACGCGGGCTCGGTGTGGGGTTCTGGAAATGCTAACGCCGCCAGCGGGCTTGCAAACATGCAACGGGACTACCCGGGCATCATCATAGCCCCTCGCGTTGGGACCGCCGAGATGCACCGCTCAAGTACGGGGGTGTCGGATAGGGTACTACGCGGTTTTCAAAAAGCTGTGGATCAAGGGCTGCTCCCGGACGATTTACGTGCGGCAATGAACGCCAAGTTGGCGGGGCATAAAAAGTATGTATCACAGGACGGCAAGCCGTTCTTTGAGCCCGACATAGATGTGGGGGCCCCTGACTTTGCCAATAGGTTAAAAACTTTTGAACAACGCGCCGCTGCAACGGAGACCTTAGGTGGCGAGGGTGTGTCACGTGGACGCCCCGACAAGGGGCAGATATTTGACTACGACTCGATCATTCGAAACACCACGGAGCCCGGTCTGCTGGACGTTCCTGTAAATAGTGTGGGTCCTAGACTTTTTAAGCTCACCGGAAATTACAGCTACCGTCCAGAACTTAACGCCTCGTACCCGTACGTTCATGGCGGGGAAGACCTCGGCGTTGAGATGATGATGACCCCCCACACGGCGCTGTTCCCAGATAAATTAACTCAGATGGAGGCCGCGATTGCTGCTAAGATAGCCGCAGGGACAAGGAAACACCCCAATATAGGCTCCATGGATTTATCTAGAAACAAGCTGGTACAAAAGATGGACCCCGGATTTTTTCATCGTTTAGAGGACTTGGGCTACAACGAGGGCGGTGAGGTCGGTGGGCTCGACGCACTCGACAGGGCGTACGCGTAATGGTTAAGGCGCCGACACTCGCCCAGATTAAGGCCGCCCTCGCCTCGCAAGAGTCGAGGCTGAGGGACTACGCGGACCCTGTCGTGAAAAAGATAAGTGACTGGACGAGTTGGCGCCCCATGGCCGACGTCGGGCGCGACCTGAACATGGTGGCCGTGCCGGACTACGTGCAGCGCGGCTACGGCAACTTCATGTCCGGTCAGGCAAAGCGAGCCAAGGAGGGTGACCTCGGGATGCGCGACCTTATCAAGGCGCACGGCATCACGCTGTCTTCTGTGGGCCGTCAGGGGCTGCCGTACAACACCGCCACCAAGCAGGGCATGCCCCTGCAGCGCACGGACGAGCTGGTGCGCCCCGAGGGAGCCTTCGCCGACTGGCTGGGCACGCCACACGGCCAGCGGTACCTCAACGCCGCGGAGCGCGGCGAGGTCAGCCCAGCCGCCATGGAGGACCTGCGCACCAAGTTCGCCCCGTTCGGAAAGCAAAACGATCTCGTGAAAGAATTAAGCATAGCCGCGACCCGCCTACCCCAGAAGAACCCGGACGTGTCACAGCTGGTGGCCGGCCCCCTCTCCGACTGGCGCGGGTTCGCCAAGGAAGACCTGCGCGGCATAGACTCCGCCAAGACCGGCTTCGTCGGTTCCCTGTTGGGGCGCGGCGACCTGCCCACGCTGGACGCCCGCCAACTGCAGCTGCACACCCCGGGCGACGTCAGCCGTAAGTACGCGCGGCGCATTGGCGGCGGCGAGGAGGCTGTCGACCGACTCGCTGCGCGCCAGAACGCGCTGGGGCTGGACATTGACCCCTCGCTGGACCCTCACTACCAACACCTAGCCCACCACGCCGTGTGGGACAAAGCAGGTAACGCGGAGACCACCCACGCCGACCTCATCCGCGCGATGATGGAGCACAAGGAGGGGGGCAGCATCCAGAATTTTGGGTGGCTCGACGCACTCGACAGGGCGTACGCGTAATGGCGAAGGCGCCGACACTCGCGGAGATTAAGGCGGCGCTTGCCTACGCCACCAAGCAGGAGGGCCCCTTCTACCGCGTCGCCAAGGAGGGTCTCACACCCGGCCCAACGAACCCACTGAGATCGGCGCAGAGGTACGTCGAGAAGGCGCTGGGTCGGCAGTACGCCCCCGCCGAGGTGCCTGAGTCCTCACTCGCGAAGCAGTCGGGCATAGCACGGGTGCACTCCCTTGGTGTGGAGGACTCCCCGCAGTACCGCACCGCCGTCTTTGACGCCTACGCGAAGAAGAGCCCGCAGATGATGCGGCAGCACGACATAAAGAACTACGACGACCTCCTCCGCAAGTCCTACGGGCAGATGGCCAAGGAGACCCAGCAGCAGTTCGAGTCCCTCCCGGTGCGCATGTCCTTCCACCGCGCCGGGGAGGGCAACTACCCCAACAGCGCGGCGATGATTGATGACGTCACCCAGCGGGGGCACCTGAACGTCTTTCAGGGCGGGGACCCGCACGACTTCCTTAACGCCGTCGACCCCCGCACGGGGCTCAACTCCAACGAGATGTTCCGCGCGGTGCACGACTTCTACGGGCACGGCATCAAGAAGAACCCCTTCGGGCCGAAGGGTGAGGAGGTGGCGTGGGGTGCGCACCAGCCGATGTACACCGATCTGGCACGACCCGCCATGACCGCCGAGACACGCGGCCAGAACAGCCTCGTCAACTACTCCCCCCTCAACGCCACAATGAAGGCGGAGCTGCTCAAGGTCGATGAGGCCATAAACGAGGCGCGCAGGTACGGCCGCGATGAGAGCCTCGGCAAGTTGCTGGAGCAGCGCAGGGAGATAATGGACACGTTCCAGTACGCCCCCCAGAAGTCACTCATCCTGCCCCCCGAGTTTAACGAGCCGGGTTACCTCGGGGGCATCCCGGACTACATGCAGGGCTTGATTACCCCCCGGTCGGGCACCGCGACCTCCGCGACGCTGACGCACTACAGCCCCCTCTCGAACCTCACGACAACCGACCCCCGGATGTACGGCCGCGGCATAGCCGGCGCGGAGGCGGAGCGTGTGCGGCTTGGATCGGGGCCGAAGGACAGGACCTACTTCTACCCCGGTGAGCTGGGTGAGCGCGTCCCCGAGGCCAAGCTGGGGCCGTACGGGTACCGCGCGGAGTCAGACAACCTCTACGACCTGCAGAAGGACCCCGAGAAGCTGAACCTCCTCTCCCGGGTGTCTAACACCCGCCCCTACACCGCGGAGGCGAACAGGGGCGTCCTTGACGCCTCCTCGGCGCAGAACGACATGGAGCGCCTCGTCAAGGAGTACGGCTACGAGGGCTACCTCAACCCCTCCGCCGAGGCCGCGGCGGTGTTCTACCCGAAGCCTGTCACCCGCGTCAAGGCGGAGGGTGGCAGCATCCAGCACCTCGCCGGCGGGGGTAAGACTGGTGTCGCCGAGGAAATACTAAAGCGGCTGGGGCTGACCGACGCCGCGGTGGCCGCGTGGAAGGCCGCCAACAAGACCGGGGTCTTTCAGAAACGCGTCCCGGCCTCTCAGGAGGCCGCCGTGGCGCTGGGCAACCGGCAAATAACCCCCGCGGAATATCGCGCCATCGTCGAGCGGCACCACCCCGTGTCTCCCTACGGCGAGCCCCCAAAGATTATTTCTCCTGAGGACATAGCGAGCGTCCTTAAAGCTCCGCAGCTTGAGACTGGGATCATCGGGATCAACAAAGACATACCCCACGGCTCGCGCGTGGCCACGCGGCAGGACGTGCCGGCCAAGGACGTGTATGGTCAAGACGTCGTATCCTTGCACGATGCGCTCTCGGGCAAGTCAATAGGGTACGGCCCCACGTCCTACCTGAAGGGTGGGCTTGAGTTTATATCACCCCCAAAGGGCACCCACAAGATCGCCACCGGGGAGATGGACAAGACCACAATCGCGCGGATATTTGGGGACTGGCAGGAGCACGACCCCGAGGAGCTGAGGCGGTACGCCGCGGAGGCCATGAAGAACCCCGAGTGGGCTCAGGTTGGGATGAACCCCTTCCGGCACTCCTACTTCTACGACAAGGCCGACATGCTGCCGGTCAAGGGTGCGGAGGAGGTCGTCCAGATTGGGCCGCTGGTGCTTGCCAAAAAGCCCCGCAAAGCTCGCCCAGATGACCCCGAGTTCCGCCTAGACAAGAACGACCCAACCTCCCCCACGTTTAAGGACGGCGGGGAGGTGCAGCACCTCGCCGGCGGGGGAGCCGCGTGGCAGCGTGCCGAAGGGAAGTCTAAGTCGGGCGGGCTCAACGCCGTCGGCCGGGCCAGCTACCACGCCCAGACGGGTGGCACGCTGAAGCCCCCGGTCAAGGGCGGGGACAACCCGCGCCGCGCGTCCTTCCTCGCCCGGATGGGCAACATGCCCGGCCCGATGGCCAAGGACGGCAAGCCCACACGGCTGGCGCTCTCGCTGAGGGCGTGGGGCGCCGCCAGCAAAGAGGACGCCCGGGCGAAGGCTCGAGCCATATCGAAGCGGAACAAGTAACAATCACTTCCTGAATCTACTCCCCACCCAGCCCTCCGCCGCCAGCGGCAGGTCAAGCGCCCACGGCGGCGGGGTCGTCATCACACTAATTACGCGGGACAGAACCCCCTCTGATTTGTCGAGGGGCGCGAGAAGGAGCACCTCATCGTGAAAGTGTCCGATCACATCAAGACCGTCCGCGTCAAGCGCGGTCAACGCAGCGGTAAGAAGGTCCCGAGCGGTACCCTGAACGAGGGACTGAAAGATGGACGACCCAATAAGGACGTTCCTCCCCCACTTACGGGTGAACGTGTTCTGGTTCAGGACGCTGACCCCAATCTTCACTGAGCCCCACGGGGTGGTGTGCCCCCCAATCTCGGCGCCCTGCCACGCTATCCGGCGCCCACTGGGCAGCCTCAGCCACAGCACCCCCTTGTCGTAGCGCAGGGTGCCACGCTTCGAGGCAAGGGTGAAGTCCGTGTAGGGGTTCTGCACGGCCTGCACGGCGAGGCGCTCCAAGTCGTACCAGCAGCTCCTCACGCCGTGGTAGCTCTCACGGTACAGCGTCACCGCGCGCTCGGCAAACACCTCCGTCATCGCGACCCCCATCCCGGCGGCGTACTTGACGAGCCCGTTCTTGCCCTGACCGAACAGGCACCCCAGCACGGCGGGCTTGGTGCGCTGGCGCATCTCCTTGGTGACCTCACCGTAAGGGACGTTGTAGAGCGCCCTCGAGGCGAAGACCCTGTACTCGTCCAGCCCGTCACGGAACATCTGGAGCTTGTCTTTCTGGTTGGGTATCCAGACCCCGACCCGGTTCTCCACCGAGGAGAAGTCCGCGTCGACGAACGTCAGACCCTCGGGCGCCTTGATGGTGGCGCGCACCACGCTGGCGAGCTCGGGCACCGACCCGAACCCGCCGCGCTCCAGCACGCGCAGTATGACCTCAGGGACAGCCTCGTCCGGTATCTGGGGGCGCGGGAGGTTCTGCAGGTTGAGCCCCCCGCGCGAGGCGAACCGGCCCGTGGAGGCGCCGTGGTAGACGAACAGGTTGCGGATGCGGCCCCCGGACTGTATCTCCATCATCTTCGCGAACTTGGCCACGCTGGTGGAGGAGCCCAGAGCACGCAGCTCCAGTACACGGCGGGCGTCCCCCGTCACCTTCTCGTCCCTCAGGAGCGCCTCCACCGTCTCCGCGGTGAGGTCCTTCGCCACCACACCGCGCCCGGTGAGCCACGCCACCAGCTTCGCGGGCTGCGTGGCTGAGAGCCCCCCGGTGAGTACATTTATTTCCCGGTGCACGTCGGCCTTGGCGTGCCCCACGGCCTCCATGGCGCGCTGTAGCTCCACAGGGTCGACCGGGACGCCCCTGTCGTTGATCCGCTGGGTCAGGACCCACAGCGCCTGCTCTGAGGCCGTCAGGGGGGTCAGGGTGGCGGCTATGGCCATCTCGGTGCGCACGTCCTGCCGGCAGTACTCGTACATCTGCTGCAGCAGGACTGGGGATTTGTTAAAGGTGCCGTCGGGGAGTGGCTTGGAGAGCTTGTTGATGAGCCGCTTCCCGATGGGGTCTTTTTGTTCCGCCACCTTGCTGAAGATGGCGGCCTCCTCGAGGCTCTGGGGGATGTTGTTGGCCCCGGCAAGCGCCATGCTGTCGACGAACTGCTCCCAGCGGACGGGGATGTTCAGCACGTTGCGGAGAATGTTGTACTCAAACGCCGCGTTCCATGCGACGAATACGGTGCCGGGGTCGTACACGAGGGCGGGCAGCGCCGCCTTAGACTCGGGGTGCCAGAGCTTTACGTTGGCCCCGTTGCTGCAGTAGGCCATGCAGATCACCTCGGTGGTGACGTCCTTGGCGTAGCGGTCAAGGCCGTGCACCTTCAGGTCGACGTGGCTGCGTGTCTCAAAGTCCAGATTGACTATCATAATTAGCTCCTAGGGCTGGCGGACAAATCCGCGGATTTAGATACTAGCAAAAAAACGGGGAGACCGCAAGGCCTCCCCCAAGGCTACCGCACCACACACATTTAAATCTCGCAGACCCCCGCCGTGCAGGCCAGCATCTGGGCGCCCTCCACGTTGTCGGTGAGCTCACGGAACGCGTCCCAGTTGATCGTGGGCATCGCGGCCTTCATCGCCTCGTACTCGGCCTCGGTGCAGGTCTCGTAGGGCGCCTGACGGTACGTGCCGCCGTCGTAGGGCAGGAAGGAGACCCCGCTGATCTCGTCGAAGTGCTCCCAGACCCACGCCCCAACCGATGGCCAGTCTTTCTCCTCCACGGAGATGGTCACGGAGGGCTTGTGCTCACACCAGTGCCGCTGGTAGGCCAGCCACAGCTCGAGGTGCTGGATTGGTGTCACCTCGTCCCGTGTGAGCCCCGCCGGGGCGCGCTGCGGGAAGCTGAACACGGTGGTCTGCGTGGGCTTGTAGACGCAGTCCTCCGCCGGCACGCCCTGTGAGATAAGGAACTGCGAGAGGGGGTCCTTCTTGTCCCCCCGCACGCGGCGGATGTAGTGCTTGGCGTGGCGGGGGTGTATCCCCGAGGCCGAGTTGACTAACTGGCTGACCGTCCCCGAGGGCTTCACGCAGGTGATGGCCGTGCTGGCGGGTATCCCCAGCGTGGCGGCCAGCTCCACGTTGACGGTGCGGGCGTAGGCGCGCAGCTCGGCCAGCGTGGCGTCGAGCTCGGGGCCTGCCGTGCACAGTGACGTGTTGTCGAAGATGCCCGTCATGGAGACACCCAAGAGACGCTCCTCCTCGGTGTTCTTCTGCCAGAGCTTGCGCAGGTACGGGAACTTGGTGAAGGTTGACTGCACCGTCCCCAGCAGCGTGGCTATGCGCACCTTGCGCTTGATGTCCTCGAAGGAGTCCTCCGCGCGCACCACCACCTCGGTCAGGTTGCAGAACTGGTAGGGACGCAGGATGATCTCCGAGCAGGGGTTGGTGCCAAACTCGTGATCCGGGTCCCGGTTCTCGTACTTGGCCACGGCCTTCTTGGCCGCCTCACGGTTGAATATGCCGCGCTCCCCGGAGTGTGAGTTGTAAAGCGAGCTCCACTCCTCCATGAACTTCCCGACGCTCGGGGTCTCGTTGTAGACCGCCGAGTTGTTGGCCAGCGCCCGGTGCGGTGAGAGCTCCCACCACGGCCCCGCCTTGGCGTGGCGGATGCGCTCGTCGTCCAAGTCGGAGAGGCTAATCATCGCCGAGCGGCGCACGCCGCCCACGACCACCACCTCACCCACCTTGCACATCAGGTCGTGGCACTCGAGGGAGTGCAGCCTGCGGCCCTTGGCGTTCTTGAACATGGCCACCGCGAACTCGAAGAGGTCCACGAGCGGCCCGGGGCCTGAGGCGCGGCCGCCGAAGGTCTTCAGTCGGGCGCCGGCGGCGCGGACGCGGGAGACGTCCCAGCGGGGTATCTCACCCGCGTACAGGTGCGCCAGCAGCAGCCGGAAGGACTTCGCCCAGCCCTCCTTGCTGTCGTGCACCATGATGGTGTGCTCGCTGGGGAACAGCGTCTCGGGAATCTCGGGGAGCTGGGTGATGTACTTCGACTCCACCGAGAACCCCACCCCGGTGCCGCAGAGCAGGATGAACATGGCCTCGTCGAAGGACTTGGGGTCGTCCACGGGCAGGTAGCTGCAGTTGTAGACGCAGGTGTTGTCCCTGTCCGCGCTCTTGCCGGCCGTCATGACGGCGCGCATGGAGGGCATGACCTCGAGGTTGAGCACGGCGTCACGCACCTCCTTGCGGAGCGCGGTGTCGTTGGTGATCGCGGGTGTGCGGGTGAAGATGTAGTCGACAAAACGCTCGACGGTCTCCGCCCAGTTCTCGCGGCGGCCCTTGTCGTCGATGTACCGCGCGTAGCGGCTCGCTGCAATGTACTCTTGATATTGATCCATAGGTTTTATATTTGTGTGGTTGTGTGGTGTTGGGGGGCATTGGGTACTGGTTGCCCCCGGACCAGTTATTCAGTTACACAGTCTCCCAGTCCTCCGCGAGCATGTCAGTCTGTGAACACACCCACGGCACCAGACTCCCGTCCGCCGTCTTCATGTCGACGTGTGACCGATAGGTTGCCACGGTACCAGCGCCAAGGTGAGTCAGCAGGGGCTCACGGTTAGTAATAAAATCTCCGCCGGTCACGAGGTAGATATACATCCCCGCGCCGTTCCAGCCCTTACGTGCCAGCTTGTCGCCCATCTTCAAATACTCAATTGCGTTGCCAAAATTCATACTGCCCCCAAGTAAAAAGTCAGTAGAGCCACTCCCCCTGCAATTTCTCAACCGGCACCATCTGGCAGTACCGCTCCGAGTAGATCATCCTGTCTGCGTTAATGGTGCGCCCGATGTCCTCCCACTGCCACGTGCGGCGCCACCTGTAGCTCCCCGGGTTCGGGGGTGGTGTCGCATGCCAGCTCTGCTGAGTGTTGGTTGTCATTAAAGCCCCCCACCCTAGGGTGGGGGTTTGTTGACTACAGGAACTTAGCCTTCGCCAAGGGTTTCTTTGCGCGAATTTTGTTTTCCGTCTGCTTGTTGATGCTGTTGGTCTCCCAGATGCTGCCCCGGGTGCCCATCTTGCTGGCCTTAGTGACAAACTCGAGGGCCTTGCCGATCCCCTCCTGATACATCTTCAGGAGCTCCACCGGGTTCTTGCTTTGCCAGTTGGCGTTGAGGTACAGGTTGACGCGGTCCTCCCCGTCCGACATTGACACCGAGATGTCGTAGTCGTCCGAACCCGCCGCGCTGCCCTGCACACTGATAAAGCCCAGCGTGTCGTGGTTAAACTTCACGTGGTCAACCTTTTCCCGCTTTGCTTTTGCCTTTACCATGATGTCTTTCCTTTCTGGGTTAGTTAAGCGAAGTCCTGAGCCGCCGAGGAGCCGCCGCCGAGCTTGTCGCCGTCCGCCGTCTTCTGGAGGTTGTTGAGTCCCACCGCGATGCCCTTGCTGCCCTGCTGGTTGTAGGGATAGAACGTCAGGGAGGCGCGGCCGTAGCAGCCAGAGTAGAAGTCCTCGGGGCTGATGATGGCGTTCATGTCGGCGTCAACGAGTCCCGGACGCTGCACCGAGTTGGCGTTAATGAAGAACGCGTTGGCGTAGGCCGCGTCGTCCTTCTCCTCGTCACCGTCGCGCAGGCCGCCCTTCAGTCCCTTGGGCACCGTGCCGCCGAAGAACGCCGCGGCGCCAGCCTTGACCTCCTCGTAGGCGGCCTCGATCTTCTTGATGGTCTCCTTGTCGGACTTGGGGATGATGAGGGAGACCGAGAACTTGGGGGTCTTGCCCTCCTCCGAGGCGACGGGGGTGAACACGTTGGCGTAGCTGAAACGCACCTTGCCGGTCACGACTTTTACTTTTGTGGATTGTGCCATGGTTTAAATCTCCTAGTAACTACGTAAGCGCCGCACTTCAGTGGGGGATGGCGCGTCTGCCCCTTGCTTACCTACACTTATACAAACTCCAAGCCAAATAGCAAATGTTTTTTTGTCAGAAAAACAGGGTAGTTTTTCTGACATCATGCGTCGTAAAAAGCGTTGTGCTGGATCAGCGCCATCTTCATGGCCATCCCCGCGATCAGGTTCTGCACCGCCGCGGGGTCCTCCCGCATGTGGGGGGCCTCCTGCGGTATCATCATCGACGCCGAGATGAGCTCCTTCAGCCCGGAGAGCACCACCCGGTTGCGCTCCCGTACGGGCTCGGAGAACTTCTCGAAGAAGAACGCCACCTCCTCCTCCATGACGATGTACCTGCGGTCGAACATGTGCACGATCATGTCGTCACCATGTAGAGCCCCACGTTGCCGAGGGCGTACCCGAGGTACATCACCCCCAGCCCCGGCTGCCCCTTCGCGAGCTGCTCGACGGAGATGGTGAGGTAGATCAGCCCCGTGACAATGATAAGCCACGGGCTCACGCGAAGTCCTTCTTGGCGTCTTCGTCGACGCGTATTAGCTTCAGTGCGCCCTCGGGGCGGGTGATGAGCTCACCCAGCACGTGCTGTATGTGCTCCTTCTTCCCGACCTTCTCCAGCTTGGCGATGGACTTCAGGGCGCGGTTCTCCCAAATCTTGTCCTCCTCGATCCCGGCCGCTATCAGCCGCTCCGCCGCCGCCACCTCGTCCGTTATCTTGCGGTGGGTCGTCCCACGCCCGAGGTGGTACCCGGTCGGGAGTGTCCCCTCGTTCACCGCGCGGTCGAGCGCCCAGACCTCCACGTCCGTGAGCCACGCCTTGACCTTCGAGGACTTGCCAAGAATTAGCTCCATCTCCCCAGAATCTAGCAGGGCCGGGGCGCGGAACTCGAGCTTGGCGATGTCGTTGTTGAAGTCCGACCGCGCCCGGCACTGGCTCTTCGCGCGGCAGAACTGGCAGTGGTCACCCGCAACAAACTCCCCCACCCCAGTCCACGCCTTCTTGGCCTTCTGCTTGACGAAGTAGTCCGCCCAGTCGAGGAGCCGCTCCACGGTCGTGTGGTCGGTGGTGATGGAGTCCAGACGGGGCTGGCATATTGTGTACTCCACCTCCGTGATGTTGGGGAACTCCTCCCGGTACTTGGCGTAGGCGCCGAGGGCGTACAGCCTCAGCTGCGGGTTGTCACGTGCGTCTACCGGGACGCCCTTCCCAAACTTCAGGTCGATGACCCGCACCTTGCGCTCGGAGAGGATCACCACGTCCGCCGTGCCAAACCCGTCTGGCGCCCACTCAGAGTAGTCCACGCGCTGCTCGAACAGGGGGCGGTCCCCCTCACCGATCTGGCTCCGTACGTAGACGACGTACCCGTCCACGTGGGCCTCGAACTCGTCGTCGTAGTACTGGCTCGCCTTGACCTTGGCGTACTCCGCGGCGTACTCCTTCCCGGTCATCTGGTTGTAGGCGCGGCGCAGCTTGATGTCGGCCAAGGTGTGCGCCGTCGTCCCCTCCTCGGAGAAGTTGAACGCCCCGGGGGGCGACCTGCGCTCGGGGAGTGTGGCCTCGAGCCTCGCTGAGGGGGTGCAGGTGAGCCACCTCTTGGAGGAGGATGCCGATAGAATTGCGTGGGCTGTCATGTTTAGTCCTTTTCACTCTGGTTAGTCGTATAACTACTTATACAAAAAAATAGGAGCCTAGGGCTCCTATTTTTATATATTTTTTAGGTGGGGCGGATTTAGTCTTTTGTGTCCTTGAGTTGCTTTATCAGGTCGGTCACGGCGGCACCGAAGTCGATGTTGACGTCGGCCTTGACCTCCACCTTCTGCTCGCGCTGCTCCTTGTAGTCGAGCGGGAACTGCCCCCGGACGGCGATCTCCACCATCCGGGTGTTGAAGTTCTTGTTCTCCGCGTTGGCCAGCATCGTCCTCTCCCAGTGCGCCTGTGAGTGCACCAGCGCCAAGTCGAGGGTCTCCGCGAAGTCGGGGTACTTCTTCTTCCAGTGTGACGCGGTGGAGCTGGATATATCCAACACCGACCAGATCATCTTTTGTGACGCGCCGGCCTTCCCCATCTCGAGTATGGTGGGCAGCATCTTTACGTCGTACTTTGTGGCCATTTTTATTCTCTCTTTTACTGTACAGTAAATATTATACGGAATCCATCTTAATTACCCGGACGCACGACAGCGCGTACGCCACCGCCCCGGACTCCTTCAGCGCCAACACTAGGCGCGGCTTTTCAGCCTCGCAGGCCGCCCACGACTCAAAGGGAACCGCCGCCGTTTGGGGCGTGGCGTACAGAGCAAAAATGAGCAGCAGCACCATGGTTGTTCTTGATTCGCGAATCGCGAATTGAGTAAAAACACGGGGCGTTTTGGTAACAAGGGACGCCCCGCGGACCCCCGGATCGCGGCTGTTAGGCCGCCATCATGAAACGCTCATCGTTGGCGTTTGTGGTTTTGCTCCATTTACGTCGGTCGCCTGACGCGCTGTCCGCTCCCCTACTCGTAGGCCCCGTCGAAACCCGTCGCCCCCACCAAAAAACACACCGCCGGCGCTCTTTGGTGGAGGCGGGGGGAGTTGAACCCCCGTCCGAAACCTCTTTTGGGTCACATCAACCAGCGAAGTATAGGGGTGCCCGGTGGCGAGCTATGCCAACCCCGGGCGTCTTTATATTGATCCCCCTATAACTACATATACAAATTATTTGCCATTCTCGCCCCCCTGTTTGGCCATGTGCTCCTTGACCCGGCGCACCTCGGTGAGTGCCTGATTGATGATCGTCCGGGTGATGGCTCCCGCCAGCTCCGCCCTTTTGGGGTCGAGTTTGTGGGTGGGCTCCATGGCGCTCACGAGGGTCGCCGCGGGGGTTTTCTGGAAGGGTGCGTCACTCATTGGGGTGCACCGTCTTATCGCGCTGTGCGGCCTCGTAGGCCTCGATCTCGGCGGTGTGGTCTGCGCCCTGTTTCTGTATCAGCGCGATGAGCTTCGCCGATCGGACGTAGGGTGCGTCCCCGAGGATGGTCAGGATGGCGTTTGTTTCGTCCAACGAAAAACTAAAATTAAGTTGCGGCTGTTCCATATTTTGCTCCTTTTCTAAATTAAGTTAATGCCCATTTTCCTGCGGATCGTTGCTACTGCTTTGGCGAGGTGGTACCGCCAGTATTTCTCGGTAACCTCGAGGTCGTCGTGGTTCTGCCCCAGCAGCATCGCCTCCACTATCTCCTGCTGCTCCACCGGCAGCTCGTCGACAATGTTGCGGATGTCTATGAGGTCATCACTGTCCCACGGCAGCCCCCGGTCCCCACTCTCGTGCAGTGGGTCGTCGTCGGAGTCGTCCCGCTCCAGTGGGTCGGGCTCCTCGTCAGACAGTCGGGGGGACGCTTTGTTCATCACGTATGTTGTAGGTTTCATTATATACTAATGCAAATTTAACGCTGAAAGTAAAGCGTCTTGAGTGTTTATCTTACCGGCGAGCACTTCACGTACCTGCTCGTCGATTGTGTCGGCAGCTATAAG